GTCCAGCTGGTCCCACTGGTCCTAAGGGTGAGACTGGTCCCGCTGGTCCAGCTGGCCCCACTGGTCCTACTGGTCCTAAGGGTGAGACTGGTCCCGCTGGTCCAGCTGGCCCCACTGGTCCGATTGGTCCCGCCGCCACGATCACCAAAGCCGCCCACGTCGACCCGACCGCTGGCACGGTAGGGGAAGTAGTGAACGCTCTGATTAACGCTGGACTGATGGAATCCGCCTGACAGCCAGCCAGTAAACAATTAGGTCCTACCGTTATAATAAACGGTAGGACCTATTCATTTACCCGGAGAAAAAATGATAATCGACGACACCATACGAGACCAAGTCGGCGACGCCGCCTATACCACATGGAAAGACCCCGCATTGGCAGACCTTGCCAACATGCTCTGCATGAGCCTCGACCAGTCAACAGAAGACCTTCCAGGCATCGTCAGCGACGACGGCAAACACGTACACCTACCAGCATGGTATTCAGAAGTAACCAGCATACGGTCCTCATACGATCACAACCTCGACTACACCATCAACTACACGCGGTCTGACGGTTGGACCCCCGAAACGAAATACGCGAACAGTCTCACCCTCACCACACCATACCTACCCGGCATGCCAGTCACTATTACCGGCATCCACGGATTCAACCGACTACCAAAACCCTTGACCGGTATCCTCACAGCCATCATCCAAGCCGACCAGGCGACAGTCGACCGAACCGACAGCATCACTTCGAAGAAAATCGAAGACGTAAGCGTCACCTACGCCACCAGCACACAAACCACACTCGAACATACCCTCACCCCCTACCTTGCACTGCTCGACCAGTGGAAACTCTGCCCTGCGACAAACACCGGCGGCATCCTAAGCATGCCAAACCCCACCCACAACCAGCCATGGTGGCTCAACACGCAAGACTATCTAGGAGGCGACTACACGTATGGCACCGCAATGTGACCCATTCACCTTATTCCCTAACCAAACCCAACCAGCCACAATCTGGAAATACACAGCACCAGGCCTCGACAACATCAAACTCACAGAAGTAAAAACAATCATCAAACACTCCACCGAAAGCGACCAGCCAGCCGAACACGGTAGCCGTATCGCCACCCGCCGCTTCCACATCCAACCCGACAACCTCCCCGAAACCCTCCGCGAAGACATGGAAGCATGGCCAGACCTCATCCTCCAACTCCCCAACGGACGCACCTACCAAATCACCAAAGCCAGCCGAGGAGACGACATGGACACCGGCAAAACCACCTTCATCACCCTCACCGGCAACCCCTACGCAAGGAACAGCCTATGAGCTACCAACTCAAAACCAACCCGTCATGGGCTCGCAAACTCTCCACCCAACAACTCAACAAAGGCGGCGCACGAATGATGACCGACATCCTCCGCCTAGCCCGCCAAAACGCGCCAATCCAAACCGGAGCCCTACGCAACAGCGGCCGCTTCCAACAAGTCGGGAACACCCACTGGCAAATCACCTTCGGCAACAGCCGAGTCCCCTACGCCCGCCTCCGCGAACACACCAACCACCTCCACCCCAACACCACCCGCTACCTCGAACGAGCCGCCCGCACCGCAAGCTCACGCACCAAAACCTACTTCAACCTCTAAGGACACCCCATGATAGACCTCGCAGTATGCATGACCCTCCAAAACGAAGGCTACGGCACCTACGGCCAAAACCTCTTCTTCGGTATCAGCCCCATCCTCGACACCGGCACCATCACCAACCAGGAAGGCATCTGGGTCAACGCAAACACCATCGACGTCAACGGAGACCTCTACACCGACCAAATCACCATCAGCAGCCGCCACAACGACGTCCTCATCCAAGGACGACTCATGCTCCGACTACTCAACCTCATCAATAACAAGCTCCCCCACTACTGCCAACTCACCTGCCAGCCAATCGCCGACATCACCTACGAGTCAATCCGCACCCACCCAGCCACGGCGATAGACCTGGACGCCATCGACCACGAAGGCCACTGGGTAAAAAGCATCCGCTTCCAAATCGACTACAAACTCGACCCCACACCACTGTAAAATAAAAACGGCATAACACACCACAATCAAAAACGCCAAAACGAAAGGAAAAAAATGGCATCCTACCCAATCATCGGCAAGAAAACCGTCTACATCGACGATATGGTCATCCCACCAGACTACATTCAGGACGAAGTCGGCACCATCACCCTCACCCCAAGCACCACCGAAATCGCCTCACAGTCAGGCACCATCAAAGTACCGAACGGCAGCTACGACGAAATGAGCTTCGAACTCAACGTCATCTGCCCAAGCGTCCGCTTCCTCGGCATGCTATTCCCCGAACTCTACCACAACGCGAAATTCAAGCGCGTCATCAGCGGAAACATCAGCGAAACCGGCCAAGTCCGATTCGGTGGCAACGAATGCGTATCCAACACGCCACGAGACATCATCATCCACAACGTCTGCGACGGCCACTCCAGCGCACAAGACTTCCGCATCCCACAAGCACTCATCAGCGCAGGCGGCGAATTCAAAATCAGCCTCAGCGACCCATTCGTCGTAACCCTCACCGGCACCATGACCGCCAGTCCCGAAGGCGCAGTAGTCATGGGCGAACTCAACCTCGACACGCCATCCTATTATGATGAAACCACCAGCTCCATCAAAACAACAGAAAGTTCAATCACTGAACTAAACGCCAGCCCAAACACCATCACCGGCCACATTAACGACAAGATGAAAATCAACGTGACCGCCATGCCAAACGGTTCCACCGGAGACATCACCGCCACCATCGCCGAAACAGGATTAGCCGACGCAGTCGACAACGGTGACGGCACATGGACAATCATCATGAAAACGGAAGGCACCGGCACCATCACCTTCAAATCCGGTACCGCACAAACCATCGTCAACATCACCGTAACAGCCTGAACCAAACAAGAAAGCCCATCACCGTTACAATACGATGACGGGCTTTCCAGTCAACACAATGGCAAATAAAGGAGCCAACACCCATAATACCACGCCCAAAGGAGCAAAAATGACTACGCCAATCCTGAACATCGACACTCGCAAATCCTTCCGCGAGCTCACCGTCAAAATCGACGGTACCACCTATACCATGCGTCCCCTCGGTTCGAAAGACATGCTCACCATCCTCGATAATGCCGAAGCGTTAGACAAGCTCTCTACCGGCCGAATGACCAAGGAAACACTGAAAACCGCGGAAGACATCATCTTCCCCCTCATAACCTCGCTAATGAGCCCCAACAACGCTTTCCAGGAATGGGCAAAACAGACCAGACAGCGTAGCGACCTCGCCTACCTACAAGCCATGACCGCACTCTGCAAGCTCATGGCTGGAAACCTCACCCTCGACATCAAAGGCTGACATATAAAATGCGTTCATGGGATAGTCTTCTCACCCCCGCTGAAAAACAGCGGATGCAAGCATACAAACAACAAAGAACACAACAACACGCTTCACCAAGCATCCGCATCCTTGCTGAACTCGGCAGCCTATACGGGTGGGAAGCCATCCATGACGCATTAGAAAACAAGCTAACGCCAAGCCTGATGCTCGACCTGATCAAAGAAGGCCGACACCAGCAGCGAATCCGTTTAGCCGAACAATACCGGTTGACATTCGAATGCTTGACCGCCGCATTCACCAAACACGGAGACCAGAAAATCAGCCGTATCATAAACGAGCTCGGAAAGGAACTATAAATGGCTGACTCCACGCTTATACTCGACGCGGAAATTAACACTAGCGATTGGGACGCCGGTGTTAAAACCATCCAATCCGGTAGCCGACAGATAGAACAATCCGCACGCCAAGCCGGCGAAGGCATGGACCAGATCGACAAGGCTTCCACTAAAGCTTCCGGTGGAACCGGTAAATTCGCTGCTATCGCGGGAGCGATGGGTGGTTTGGTGTCCACTGGCGTCAGCATGGCCGTGGATGCTATCTCGAATCTTAGCGGCGATATTATCGAGGCTTCCGATTCGGCTCAGAAGTTCGCTAGCACACTAAGTTTCGCCGGCCTAGACACAAGCACGATCGACCAGCTTACCGCCAGTACGCAAAAATACGCGGACCAAACAGTATACGACTTATCTGACATTCGCAACACGACCGCCCAGTTAGCCGCGAACGGTGTGGACAATTACGCGAACCTAGCCGAAGCTGCCGGTAACCTTAACGCTGTCGCTGGCGGTAACGCGGACACGTTCAGAAGCGTGGGCATGGTACTCACTCAGACAGCCGGTGCTGGCAAACTCACCACCGAAAACTGGAACCAGTTGGCTGACGCGATCCCGGGTGCTTCAGGCAAACTCCAGGAAGCCATGAAGAAAAACGGGGCCTACACTGGTGATTTTCGTGATGCGATGGCCAAGGGTGAGATCACCGCCGAGGAATTCAATAAGGCCGTCATGGATTTAGGTATGACCGACGCGGCGAAGGAAGCAGCGACCAGTACCCAAACCATCGAAGGCGCGATGGGTAACCTGGAAGCGTCCGTCGTGAACGTGGGCGTGCAACTCTTGGACGCGTTCAAAGGCCCGTTGACTGAAGCCATGAGCGGTCTCGCTGATGGTATCGGCAGTCTGCCTGCCATGTTTAACGGGCTTGTATCGTCGGCTGGCCCGGCTTTAAGCCAGATAGGCAAAGTGTTCCAAGAGTCTTTCGCTCCGGTAGGCCGGATCGTGTCCGGGCAACTGCTCCCCGCTTTGCAACCGTTCATGCAAGCCTGTCAGAATATTGGCAGTGCGATCATGCCTGTCTTAAATGCCGCATTCCAGGCTTTCACACCGGTATTGGGTTCACTGGTCGCGAAACTCACGGAGGTCGCGGCAACGATCATGACCACGGTCACACCGGTCATCAATAATATAGCCATGGTGGTGCAGGCCGTACTGCCGACGATCCAGGCCGCGTTCACGACGGTCGCTTCAACCATCCAGGGTGTCATCAATGCGGTATTCCCGTACATTCAGACGGTGATCACGACGGCCATGAACGTTATCAACGCGATCATCACTACCGTGTTGGCGGCGGTGCAAGGCGATTGGAATGGCGTATGGACTGGTATCGGCAATATCATCACAACCATATGGAATGGTATTAAAAGCAACGTGTCAGCCGGTATTAACGCTGTTTCAGGCGTGATCAGTTCGATTATGGGTTCTATCACCGCTTACTGGTCCGGTGTTTGGAATACTGTCAAGAGCCTCGTAAGCAGCGCATGGAATGGTATTACCGGTGCCGTCAGCAATGGTGTCAACAGTGTCATGAACACTGTTCAGGGCATCGGCGGTAAGATCAAGGGCGCGTTCAGCGGGGCTGGTAGCTGGCTGTTAAGCGCAGGCCGGAACATCATCATGGGTTTGGTCAATGGTATTGGGAATGCGATCGGCAGTGCCGTGGCGGCTGCCAAGAACGCGGCTGCCAATGTCGTGAACGCGGCTAAATCGGCGTTGGGTATTCATTCCCCGTCTCGCGTGTTCCGTGACGAGGTAGGTAAGATGATCCCCGCCGGCTTAGGTAAGGGCGTGGAAGCGAACATGAACCTGGCTGTGAATCCGGTCCAACGCATGGTTGCGGATATTATGCCAAACAGTTTGTCGAATGGTCCGGCGAGTCTTCCTGTCTCCTCCCCGGTTTTGGCGGACACGAATAGTGGCCCTCGCGTGACGGCCCCGATTACCGTTAATGCTTCCGACCCGACGATGGCGGCTCGTGAAACGGTCCGAATGATTAATTTCTGTTACGTGTGATAAGGATATGATGAGATTATGAGCGTGTTTCCTACTGATCCTCGCGATCTTCAGTTGACGTTGAACGGTTTCCCCTTGTATGGGGTGGATGATAATGGGTGTGAATGGCATGTGACTTTCCAGGACGTGTCTGGCCTATTCGATGGTGTCGGGTCCACGTTGAAAACGAGTGAGAAGGCCATGACTGACGGATGGTATGGTAACCTGCCACGTTTGCAGGGCCGTACCATCACCGTGGAGGGTTATATTATCGGCCGGTGTACGGAATCGTGTGTTACGTCTTGGGATGCGTTTAAAAGCGTGTTGGATCTTGCTGGGATGAGACTGGTCGCCCGGTTGGGTAATATCGGCCGTCAAGTGCAGGTGTTGCAGTCGGCGGCTGCTCCCTTGGTTAAATGGGCTGGGGTGAACATGCTTAAGTTCAGTCTCGGGTTGACGTCTTTGAGTCCATGCTTGTATGGGTTGGATTCTGCGTCCGGGGTTACGTATCTGCCGAAAACGTCGGGTGGTATGACATTCCCTTACATGTTTGAGGATTCTACTGGATCATTGTCGCAGTGGACGTGGTCCGAGAATGTCGTGTCTGGCAGGGTGAGCCTGTCTAATGAGGGGACGGCTTCGAGTCCGGTGATGATCCGTATTGACGGTCCTGTCGTCAACCCGCAGGTATTGCATGTCGGGAGTGGGCATGCCATTGCTTTCAATATGACTCTTGGCAGTGGCCATTATGCGACTGTTAATGGTGTGACGCATGAGATTCTGATCGATGGGACGGATCCGGCTCGTGGTCGTGTTGTCCGACGTGAGTGGAGTGAGGCGGAACCAGGTGAGAATGCTTGGGGTTTCACTGCGAGTGAATATTCGGCTACGGCTCATATGAGTGTTTCGTTTTATCCGGCTTATCTGTGAGGAGGATTGTCGTGGGTTCGTATAATGGCTGGTTTGGGGCTTCTTCTTCCGGTAATGGTCGTGTCTTGTGGGGTACTGCCGGTTTTCAGTGGCTTGCCGTGTCTTTGACGAGTGGGTTCGTGTTGGCTGAGTTTCCGGATTTGCAGGCTACTAGGCTTTCGTATCGTTTCGAGGAGGTGACGAGTGGGACGGTGATGATCCCATGGAGGGATATTCCTTCTAATTGGGGTGAGGCTACCGTCCCGTATGGTACGGCGATGCTTTTGGTTCGTGGCGGGACGGTATTGTGGGGTGGGATCGTGGTCAAACGTGAACGGACTTTGCAGGGTGAGGGTTTGTCGCTCACGTTGGCGACCGTTGAACATTATTTCGATAGCGTGTATGTGAAGGATCATACTTATTCCGCTTGGGGGCAGACTTGGATCGTGAATGATCTTGTGACGTCTACGCTTGAGGGTCACCGGTTCGTGTTAGACGTGGAGACGGAACATAGTTCCATTAAGCGTGATAGGACGTATGTGGAGTCTTCTGATAAGACGTTGTTGAGTGTTCTTCAGGAGTTGTCGAACGTGCAGGATGGTCCGGAATGGTGTACGTCTTGGAGGGGTGACGGTGGCAGGTATGTGCCGGTATTGACGGTCGCGGATAGGGTAGGTTCCCTGACTCCGGTTACGACGTTTGACGAGAGTGTGATGACGTCTTTTAGGGTGTTGGAGGATTATACGGCTGGCTATGGTGCGAACATGGTCGTAGCGGCCGGGGATACGCTGAATGAAACCCAGTTGCGTTCCGATGTGATGGTGGCCGATCAGTCTTATCGTCCTGTTGTGGAGCATGTGGTTCGCCCGTCGTCGAGTATTACGTTGAAGGAAACGTTGAACGCTCACGCGTCCTCTGCGTTACGGCAGTTGCGGGATGGTACGAATACGGTTGATATGACGTTGAGTCTGATGGCTGCTCCTGTCGTGTATGAGGAGTGGAAGCCGGGGGATGTTGTCGCGTGGACTGTCGCCGATGAGGCTGGCCGGTTCACGGGTTTTTCTAATGGTGAGGCTCGTGTCGTCGGATATGATATTGATTTTAGTGGCGTGTGGACTATCACGCCTGTATTGCGGTAGGAGGATTGTGATGCAAGGTAAATTCAGGTTTTCGTTTGATGGTGCGGATGCTACGGCCCGCCGGTTTGCGGAGGTTTCCCGGCAGTTGCGGGAGTTACCGGCGAGTGTGGGTAAGAGCGTTTCCCGGTTGGGGGAGCGTGTCGCTGTTGTTGAGCGGGGTTTTAACTCGTTGGGGTCCGAGCCAAGTCAGGCTGATGCCGGTGAATCCGATATGGTGGTTGCGCCGGGCCATGGTGGTACCGGTGTTCGTAACGCGTTTGATAATCCGGTTTCTTTGGCTCCTATGAAGCCGGTTTATTGTCTTTATGACGGCACGTTGGGGGTTGACTGTTCATCGAAGCGTTCGGTCGTGGATGCCGGTGATGCGGACGGGTTCGTTCCGGTGGATGCTCTCCGTCAGGTGGAATGGAAGGTGTATTTTTTGAGGGATGATTTGAATCTGAAGCTTGATGATTCTCAGCCGGTTGTTGGGCTTCTGGCGGAGGATTTGGATGATGCCGGGCTTGGTTTCTTTTGTGAATACGATGGTGAGGGGAATGCGGTCGGCGTTGATTATCCGAGGTTGAGTGTGGCTGCTTTACGGTTGGCTCAGAAGGCTATGGATGAGGTGGACGAGCTTAGGGGTGAGGTTGCCCGGCTTTCTTCCTTGGTGGGTAAAATGGGTGTGTCTACGTCTAAAGAATTGATTGTGAGGAGTGACTTATGACAGATATCGTACTGCATCCTTTGACTGCTTTGAATGGGGCACCTGCTTATACGGCTGATGATTACCGTCATGCTGTCAATCCGTTTTTGTTCCCGTCCGATGGGTCTGTTTTTAATTGTCCTCAGGGTGTCCGGTATGGCAGTCCCGTACCGTTGGCGACGATTAACGGGTTGACTGTTACTGTCAAGCCTCATTGCGGTGTTGTGAGCCCGTGGGAGGGGGCTGGTGCGTACACGTACGCTATTACGGAGTCTATGACCGTAAATGTGCCTGATTCGACCGGTGATTATTATATTGTGGTCGCAGCTTATGATCCGAGTTTGGCTCATGGTGATAATCCTGGTGCGTGGTTGCAGTCGTGGCCGGCTAATACTCCCATCATGGATATCAATGGTTTGGTTTTGGTTAGGGTTACGGCCGGTGTCGTGTCCGATGTGGCACCGAAGCTTCATGCTGATGGTACGATCCAGGTGCATAATTGGGCGCAGTTGTCCTCAATTTCGATGGCTAATGGTGTTGAGGCTGTTACTGAGGATAATGGGATGCGGTATCGTCGTGATGGTGGTGTTTGGCTGGCGTTGAGTGACATCCAGTTGAATCCGGGTCAGTGGGCGAAGGATTGGAGTGTTTGGTATAAGTGTTCGAAGTATGGTAGTATCGTCAATCTTATGGTCAAGGCGTCGAGAAAGACCGAATGGGCGGCGAAGGCGTGGGAAAAGAGTCAGATTTTGACGTTCCCGGATTATGTGAAGCCGAATATAACGGATTTTAATGTCCCCGCGGCCGGTGTTGAGTATAGTGGTTTTCAGTTGGATAAGACCGGCTTGTATGTGAGGCCTTTTAGGGATATTACGTATACGAAGAATGTGTGGACTTCTGCGACTTTGTCGTGGTCGGTCTGATGTATGGGAAAGCCCCGGCTGTTTGGCTGGGGCTTTTTCGTATTGTTTTTTTGGTTAGAGTGGGCAGATGCGGCCGCGGAGTCCGTCGGGTAGCGGTGGTTTTGGGTTGCGTGTGAGGAATTCGTCGTCGACGATTTCGCAGAATTTGGAGAGCCAGTGGCCTAGTGAGCGGATGTAACCTGTTTCGAGGTCGCTGACGTGTTGGAGTTCGTCTCGTGTTTGGATGAGTTTGTTGATTTTTTCGTCTTGGGCGTCTATTTGTTTTTTGAGTTCGCCTTGTGCTTCGACGAGGTGTTGGTAGGCGGTGGTGAGGTTGTTGCGTCGTGTGCTTGCCCATGTGATGATGCCGCCTACTGCTATGCCAGCGAGTCCGATGATGGATGTTATTAGTTCGTTCATGTGACTGAGTCTATCGTAGGTTGTTTTGATATGCTGGCGGTATGAGTCGTGAATCTATCGAGGATATCGTGTTGATACTCTTGTCATCGTTCCTTATTGGCGTCATGGTGGTGGCTGGCTATCTGCTTGTTACCGGCATGCCGGCTTTCGCCTGTTTCCTGTTTACTATCTGGTATGTTTTGATTGTCTGAAAGGAGACAATATGTCATATGAATATATTACGAAATATGATAGTCCGAATTATACGAGTGGTCGCCCGTATGGGATCAAGTATATTGTGATCCACTGGTGGGGTGACCCGAACACTCATCCGACGTTCGAGGGTGTGATCAATACCCTGTGCAGTAAGGCTCGTGGCGCTTCTGCGCATTACGTGGTCGAGGCCGGCCGTGTGGCCTGTATTGTGGATCCGGATGATCGTGCGTGGCATGCCGGTGATGGTGTCGGTGTCCGTTCGAAGGGCAATGACATGGGTATTGGCATTGAATGTAATCCTCGTCAGTCGGATGGGGATTATCTGACTGTCGCTCAGCTGATTCGTGACTTGCGTGTCGAGTATGGTGATTTGCCGTTGATTCGTCACCGGGATTGCTATAACACGCAGTGTCCAGGCTCGTATGATTTGGATCGTTTGGATCGTTTGTCTCGTGGTTTGGCGGCTCCGTCGAATCCGGTGCCTACTCAACCGGCTACGCAGTCGGTGACCAGGCTTGAAGTGGATGGATCTTGGGGGCCGTTGACGATGCGTCGTGCTCAGGAGGTTGCTGGCACGTCGGTGGATGGTGTCATGTCCGGTCAGATTCGTTGTTTGGAGAATCAGAATATCGCCTGTTTGGAGGAGGGTACTTCCGGTAGTGATTGGGTTGAGTGGATGTCTCACCGTTTTGGTATTACCGATCGTCCGCGTAATGCTGGCCCGGAGTTCATTCACCGGTTCCTTATGGAGATGAACGGGTATGCTGGTGATGGGATGATTGGTTCGGCTCCTTCGCCGGCTGTCGTAGAATTCCAGAAGCGGCTTAATGATGGTCGTATTTTCAACTGATTGAAAGGATTGTTTATGGCTAAGCATGTAGTGTTGGCTGATGATGGGCTGACTGGCGAGCCGACGGCTGATACCGCTATCACGAATGAGTGTGCTGACGGGTCGGATAATTACGTGCCTACGTTCGATGCTGAGACTCGTCGTTGGGCGTATCTGGTGTCCGGACTGGTGGGTATTGCCGGTGCTGTCGCGAGCCTTGTGAGTGCGGTTCCGGGTGTCCCGTCGTGGGTTGCCGTGGTTGGTGGTGCTTGTGCGCTGGTCGGTTCCGGTGTGGCTGGCTTGTTTGGCGTGCATTATGCTGGCGTGAGCCGCTAGTCTGCCCTCTGTTGTGAGAACGCCCCGTGTTCGGCTTGTTCGGCCGTCTGCGGGGCGTTTCTGTATGTTCTGGGGTTACTTCCAGTGGAAGAAGCGGATGGTGATTGGGGCTGTCATGGTGAAGTCGTATCCGTTGCCGTTGTTTATTTCGTGGATTGGTGTGGTTTCGACTTCTTCGATGCTGTTGAGGAGTTCGTAGAGGTTGGTGAAGGCGGGGTGGTCTTTGATGCCGATGTTGCCGTAGTTGATTTCCGGGGCGAGTCCGTTTCTGTCGAGGATGGTGCCGATTTTCGGTTGTTGCCGGATGAGGCTGATGATGGTGGTGAGGTAGTTGATGGTTTTCATTTGTTTGGTCCTTTTGTGTTGCGTCAGGTTTTCTACTTGACATGTTCAATATATCATAAACGGCGTGCCGTGGAGATGCGACACGCCGTTAGGGGATTACCTCGGGAAGACATTGCCTCCAAGCTCGGCGTTGATCCGCCGTCGGTATTCCTCTCGTGGGTGTCTCAATCCGTTTTCCCACATCATGATGATGGTCGGACTGGATACGTGGATCAGTTTGGCGAGTTCGGCCTGTGTGTATCCGTAACGGTTCCGCCAATATTTGAGCCGCTGTGTGCTGGTCGTCCATGCCTTGATACGGGAGTAGCTGATCGGAGCGTGTTTGCCGCCGGCTGTGATGGTGTAGAAGAAGCCTGTATAGACGTTCTGGTATACGAGGATTTTCTTGCCTTCGATGGTGACGGTGAATGGTTCCTTTGCCATGGTTTCTTATTGCCTTTCGTCCGGTGTCGTGAGGTCGAGGAGTTCTTGCATGTGTTCCTGGCCTTTTTTGGTGAGCGTCCATCGCCAGCATGGTCGTTTCCTGGCGCTTGTTCCGTTCCTGTCGACGCGGTGGGTGTATCCGGCTCGTTCGAGTTCGACCATGCGGCTTCTTAGGCTTTGTGGCGTGTCAGGGTATCCGAGCGTCGATGCTATTGAGGTCAGGTGTTCTTGTGTGATTGGCTCTTTGAATAGGTAGAGGATGGTGGCGACGTGTAGGCGGGGGATGTTGTGCATTATATTCTGCTTTCTGCTTGGTGTCGGTAGTATGCGGCTATTGCTGTGGCGGTTGCCCATCCGGCGAGCCATTTGAGGCCGAAGCGGATGTGGGAGGTTTTCGCTGTTATCGTCCATGTGGGGAGTGTCATGTATGGGCTGAGGCACCATCCGCAGTAGGTGAGCGTACCGAGACTGCGGGTGAGGTCGTTGTTCGCTGTTTCGGTTTTGCTTGTGAGCTTGTTTCGTAGCTTGGAGAAGACGTGGCTGGGGCCGGGGGAGAGTTGCGTTACTGTGGTGGCGTATCCGGCTGTGAGTCCTGCGGTGATGACCGCGGTCCACCATTCGGTTTTCATTTTGTTGTCCTTTTCGTTATTGTTGATGGTTTCGGCTGGGGTTTAGTGGATTGTTCCGTCGAATAGTACCAGTGGGTATTTGATTGGCTTGTTCTGGTTTTTCGCGATGGTGCGGATGATGGTTGCGGTGGGGCTGCCGGATGGTACGACTCGGAGTTGTTTCTGCATGTGTTGTGCTGCCGTGCGGCATGTGTCGAGGAATGCTGCGGTTTCTGGATCGCATGTGGGGCAGCCGTCGAAGAGTACGTATATGTCTTGGCTTTTGAGGAGGGTGTCGATTGTCATTAGAATGATGCTCCTGTTGTTTCGGTGATGGTGTCGATGATGTGTAGTGTGTTGAGCTGTTTGCGTTTGTGGTTGGCGATGAGTGGTTTGATGTCCTTTCGGTGTACTGGGATGATTTGGTGTCGTGCGTCTCCGTAGACTCGTGGGTCGTACATGCTGAAGTAGAGGGTTTCGAGTGTGTCGCAGACGACGAAGTATTGGAGGGCTTGGGCTTGGTATTTGTCAGGGATGAAGTCGATTCCTGTAGCGTTGAAGCTTGTGGCTGTTGAGGGGAGTACTTGTGCGGCTGTGTCGGCGATGTTGTCGGGCAGTGTGTGTTGGCGGATGAGTTGTAAGTGGATCATCCATGGGATGACGGCTTGGAGGTGGTAGGCGCTTCCGAGGCTTTTGCATTCGATGGCCCATGTCGGGTTTTCGGTTGCTTGGTAGGCGTCTGGGCTGCAGGCGAGTCGTGAGTCTTCGTCGCTTTCCCAGATGCCGCAGTCGGTGATGCAGTCTTTTTGTTCGTAGCCGAGTTGTTGGAGGGTGAGTTGGATGTTTTCTGGTTCGAGTCTGTGGCCGCGTTCCATGGGGTTTTCCCTGTCTGGCTGTTCAGCCATGGTTTCGGCAAGGAATTTCCAGAATTCGATGCCGACTTTGAGGCGTTTGTTTTTGGCTTCGGTTTCGGCGAGTAGTTCGTCGTACTTGAGGGCTGCCCGGTAGTGTTCTTCGGTTTCGTCTCTGGTGGTTGCTTCTTTTGATTGCTTGAGTGCTTTGTTTCGGTATTCAAGGATTTTTTTAGTGTCGGTTTGCTGGTAGTGGTCTAGGGCTAGGCTGCCGCTTTTGGTGCCGGTGATGCGTCCTAGTCGTTCGTTGAGCCATGCTTCTGTGTTGTTGGCTTGTGATAGGTTGATGATTTTCATTGTTGGTCCTTTCTTGAAGTTGATATCTTTATTATATCAGCTCGTATGTGATTGGATGGCATGCGGCGTGTCGTGGCTCGGATATGGAAAAGACCCCGGTGGTGTGCCGGGGTCTTGTGTCACATTCTGTTGATGGCGTCCATGAGTTTGGACAGGTCTGCTTGGGTGATTCCTCGCCAGCCTTTGACGGGCCGGTTGAGTGTGCCGCTGATGAATTCGCCGCGTGCTTCGCTGGGGATGGAGTGCGTGTCCATCGCTTTGACGAGCGTGGCGTACTGGTCGGCTCCGATCGGTTTGTCGGCGGTTTCGTACTGCTGTCGGGCGTAGCTGCCGTCGTCGTCCTTGTCGGGGAAGATGCCTAGGACGGTGGTGAGGCTGTAGCGTCGTGCGTAGGTGATGGCGCTGCCGACCTGTTGCGGGTCGCCTGTTACGAAGAATGGGTATTCGCAGACCGTCATCCGGTCGGTGTCGTCGAAGATGATGGTTTCGATGGTGCCGAGGATCTGGCGTCCGTCTCCGTGGCCGTCGAAGGTCACTTTTTGGGTGAATGCGAGCCCGTGCTTTTCGAAGATTGGCTTGATGTTTTTGAGGAGGGTGGCGAGGTTGAGGTACTTGTAGGTACGGCTTCCGGCGTTGGCGGTTTCGTCAGTGCTGAAGTTCGGGACTTCGTTGAGGACTTCGGCGAATTTCCGGTTGAGGCTGCTGTTTTCCATTTGTGGCTCCTTTTGCAGTGTTGTCTGTCAGTGCTTGTAGATCGGGTAGACGACGGTCATTGGCGTTGATTCGGTGACGTTGTTGTAGACGGCTTCGAGGGCTTCCATGCCGCCGATGTTGTAAACCTGCGCGTAGAAGTCGATGCGCTCTGGATTGTTTTTGGTGAGCGTGTATAGGTAGCAGGCCCATTCCGCTCCGTTGTGGTCCCATTCGTAGTCTTCGAAGGCTTGGGAGTAGTCGTCGAGGGTGACGTATTTGTGGTCTCCGACGTGGTAGATGGTGCCTTTTGGTGTGTGGTCGGTGTCGTAGTGGCTTTTCTGGTCGAGACGGACGTCGATGGTGTGCATCATTGCTTTGACTTCGTTGGCGGTGATGGTGTTCATTGGTTTGCTCCTTTTGTGTTTGCCAAGCTCTTTGCTTGATATGTCTAATATAGCACAATGCGGCGTGTCTTCAAACGCGACACGCCGCAAAGTTGACCGTTGCCTGCGTTCATCGTCTCCTATAGTAGATGAGCGCTATGAGTGTGAATATCAATGCCGCGAGGATGTCATCATTCGTTCCCATGCCTTGTCCTTTTCGTATTGTTTGATAACGGCTTCGATCTCCGGTTTGCAGCATTGGGGGATGAGAGGCGCGAATTCGTCGACGGCCAGACCGTCCTCATGCCATTTGATGATCTGGTTCTTCAGTATTTTCTTCATCAGTGGTTCCTTCTGACTGCTGAGTAAAATCTTGAGCTTTCCCGGTGGACTCGTCGGACGGTGTCTTCGTCCATGTCGAGGATTTCGGCGGTCTTTTCGACCGACTCGCCGAGGTCGAAGAGGTAGTGTTCGATCAGGAGCCGTTCGAGTGTGACGTCATTCATCTTGCGCATTGTTTTCTTTTTCCTTCATCATTCGGTTGATTGCTTCGATGGCCAAGTGCCAGTCGCTTCGGCTGATGCAATACCATGCGGCTCTTTCGAGGCCGCTGGTCGATGCGACGAGCTTGCGGATGATGAGGCCGCATCTGCCGGAGGTTTCCGTCTTTTCGTGTCTTATGGCGGCTTTTCGTGCGTACCATCGTGCTTTTTTTAGGTCTTCGATGGGGTTCCCTTTGTCTTTGTATCGCCATAGGTATTTGATGACGTTGCCGGTGCAGAAGTATTGGCGTTTGGCGAGGAGGATGCATTCGTAGCCGATGTTGCGGCAGTTGTAATGCGTTGGATGGTTGATGTTGTCTGTCATTTGGTTCCTTTTGCTTCTTTTGCTGCTTTGGCTTTGGCTCGTCGTATGCGGGCCCGTTCCCTTTGTTTCAGTACGTAGTCGGTTCTCTGTTCGGGGGTCATGGAGTGGTATCGGGCTCGTTGTTTGGTGAGCATTTTTTCCCTCCATTCGGGGTCGGTGTGGTAGCGGGCTCGGGCGGCTTCGCGTTTCTTTTTTAATGTTTTTGGTTTGCTGTGGTATTCTTTCTGTTTTTCTGCGTAGTGTTCGGCGTGTGCTTCCCTCCATTTCCTGTTGGCTTCGGCGCGCTCTTCTTTGTGGCGGTGGTAGTAGCGGTAGTCGCTGATCTTGCGTCGTTCTTTGGCTGATGGCTGGCTGTTGCGCATTTCGTTGATCCAGTTCATCATGTCGGCGTCGTTGAGGTCGACGACGACGGGTTCTTCTGTCTTTCTGCCCATTGTGTCCCTTCTTCTTTTCAGAGGCTTCTGATGATGTAGTCGGCGATGTCCTTTGGGGTGGCATCGTTTAGGGACCCGTCGTAGAAGACGTGGTAGGAGATCAGTGTGTCGGGTCCGTCGTATAAGTGCATTTCAGTGTCGGCCGGGTCGCTGTAGGCGATGATGTACATGGTTTTCTCACTGTTTTGCTTTGTGATGCGTATTGCTGAGTCTCCGGGGTTGCAGTCGACTTCGGTTGTCGTGTAGTCGTCGCCGAGGAGGCGTAGTGCGTCCGTCATTTCGTGGTTGATGTTCCTGTGTTTGTTGTTGTCGCTCATTTTTTGGTCCTTTTCTTGTTCGCCCGGTTTGTTAGAGGCTGTTCTTGATGTAGGTGATGAGGTCCGTGAGGTTGAGGTTCGGGTCGTTGGTGTCCCATTTGTAGATTTCGATTGGCTCGTCGCCGTAGTTTACGACCACTTCGAAGTCGTCGGTGTCGGGGCTGTCCGGGCTGATGTACATGTCGTAGTCGGAGTCTTCCTTGGTGATGACGATGGTGGTTTCGTTGTCGGTGAGTTCTTCGGCGTATTCGTGGGGGAGGGTGTCGGTGAGGGTTTTGAAGAGGATGTGGATGTTGTCGTTCTTGTTCATTTTGGGTTTCCTTTTTGTTTGGTGGCGTGGGTTTTCCTTGCCTGACATTTAACACTATATCCACAAACGTGATGTGACACGCCGATGGGCATGAAAAAGGCGGCACGCTTTTCATACGTGTCGCCTTGGGTGTGGTCATAGGCCGAGAAGTCTTGCCATGTCGGCTGAATCGTTGCGGAGCTTCTTTTCTCGCCTGTCAGCGCCTTTCACTTCGATCGGGACGCACATTTCGAGCAGTCGTGAATAGATGCGTTTCCTGTCGATGGAGCCGGGTTCTTTCAGGTCGGCTTGTGTGAGGTTGGATGTTACGATGAGTGGTTTTCCGCTCCGGTATCGGGAGTCGATAATGTTGAAGATCATTTCGTTCATGTAGGATGTGTCGCGTTCCGCGGCCAAGTCGTCGATTACGAGCAGATCCAGACGGTTGAAGTCGTCGAGGTAGCGTTGCTTGCCGTCGAACATTCCTTGGAGAGTGTTTGTGATCCTAGCGAAGTTGGTTACGAGGCATGGACGGCCCTGACTGATGAGTTCGTTGGCGATGCATGCGGCCGCGTACGTCTTGCCGGTGCCGACTGGGCCATATAGAAGTAGTCCTTTGCCGCGTTTCTTCATTTCGGCGAAGTTGTCGACGTATTTGCGGGAGATGCTCGTGGTTTTCGGGTCGGTTCCGTCGTCGTGGGCGAAGGTCCAGTCGGCCATTTCACTGTCGGGGAAGCCGAGTTTGCGGAGTCGGTTTACTTCGATGCGGAGGTTTTGTGCCTGTCGTGCTTGTTCTTCGGCGTCACGGCGTTCGTGTGCACAGTCGCAGAGTGTGTATGGCTTCTTTTCCTTGCCGTCCCATTTGGCGATGAAGCGGCATTGTTTTGGCGTGTGGCATTTGCCGCACATGAGTAGGCCGTCTTCGTTGAGGTAGTCGCCTTTCTCGTAGTGGCTGTCCTGGCTTGCTTCGCGAACCATGTTCTCGATGAGGTTGGTTTCCATTGTGGTTCCTTTCTATTGCCTATGGTGATATTACATCACGTGTCGCTGGTATTGTGTTGCCGGCGTGTTGTGGGTTAGAACCAGCCGTTTTCGCGGGTGCATTCGGCTACGTGGCCTTCGGCGTCCTGTGCGATGGACGCGGCGTTCGGGTTGGACAGAACGTTGGGGCGGGTGTTGGAGCGGGTGTTGAGGTAGCCTTCGAACTTGTTGCCGAAGAGGATGTCCGGGCGGAGATATTGGGACATTTTCGGGTTACCGACCCATTCCGTGGCCTTCTTGTCGATGACCAGCTTCATATCTTCGACGGTGAAGCCTTCTTTGAGGCGGGCTTTGATGAGTCTGCGTGTGGCTTGCGTTGTTGTCTTGTACTGCGTTCCGAGCCTGTGGTTCAGGTGGTGGATGACTTCATCGATGTCGTCCGGTTTCTTCGGCTGTGAGGTGGCCTGCGGCTCTGGGATGAGCGGCTGCGGTTCGTCGGTCGGAGTTTGGAATCGCGTGGTGTCCGCGTTTGCGTTATTGCCCCAAGGGTCCTGTTCAGGGGCCTGTGTGGCTGCCGGGGATTGTGTGGCTGCGTGAGCCGGCGTGGTTGTGGAGGTCGGCTGGATGGCGGCGTAGTCGACGAGTCGATGGCCGTAGTCGTCCGTGTGGGGGTATTTGGCTAGAAGGCCCTTGTTTATGAGTGAGCCGAGTGACCTGTCGACGGTGTCCAGCGAGCAGCCGCACCAGTCGGCGATGTACTTGCGGCTGCCTTTGAATCTGGAGTTTCCGTCTTGAGAGAAGCCATAGATGAGCGCATAGATGAGTAGCTCGTTGCCTTTGAGGTTGAGCTTGGTGCGCATCCATCCTTGGATTGCGATGAAGTTGTTGTCGTTGACGGTTGACATGATGTTTCCCTCCGAGGAAAAGTGAATCCCACTGACTGCTACCGTCTCCACCCGGTGGCAATCAATGGGATTCGTACCATGTAGGATTATCTCTCCACGTAAGTGGTGGAGCATCTTACATGGCGTATGTCTTCAGTATAACACGTTTTCTAGACGACACGCCGACTTATCCGGTTTATCGCATACCAGCTGAGACTGCCGTAATGGACCATTCTAAGCAGCCCTTTATCCTCAAGCTCTCCAAGGATCTCGGAAACGGCAGACGCGGGCAGTTCCGGAAACATCCGGGGAAAATCCTCATAGGGCATCCGAACCCAATAACGGCCGTCATGGAAATGGCGCTGTCGCTTCCTCTGACTCCGATAAAAGTCGTAAAGCTGAACGTAGACGGACGCCGTGGAAACGCCCAGCCTCTTGGCCACTTTAAGCATGGACTTCGGATCCTTCAAAATCAATCCTCCTCAATGAAGGAACTGAAAAGGCTGCGATTGTAGAGAATGCCGCCAAGCTTCGACAATGCGGTCACCGGATTATCATACTTCCTGCATGCGGTATCCCAAGCCTCAAGGACTTCATCACCACCGAACTTCATGCACAGGTCTGAGAAGAACTTACGTGACTTCTGCTCGCCTTCCTCACTGAAGTGGACTCCATACCGTTCGACGAGGGTGTTTCCGATAGTGTCATAAACGCTCATCATATGATCCTTTCTTGCTATTGCGTTGCTTCAAGTATACTACGAAGCATCGAAAAGCAACGAAAAGGTAAGGGGCAGACACTCACCGTCCAACCTGACCAAACCCTCACTCACGTTCCCCCCGGCCACCGCCATGCCCTGTTTCTTGAGGGAGGGAGCGAGCTTCGGTAGAGAGAGTAAGCCTTAAGCACTGAAAAATTTAAGTGTTTTTCAGGTTAAGGCTTGATGGCTGTTTCCGTCGGTCGGTCGGTCGTACGGCGTCGGTCATAAGAGTGATGCATTACTAACACTGATGCGGCATACCCCTTCAGATCGCGCTACATCTTTGTTGATGTGGCAGTGTCGGCATCCCTGTTATTCCACTGCCGTCTGAAGGGTCGGTTGAACTTCGCACCTCTAACGTGAGTATCAACCAACTGTTAGTGGTCGTCCCAATAATCCAAGGCAAGGGCTGTAGCTGGAGAGTGTTATCGTGCCTCCGCACCCAGCTGTACATGTTTTTGCATGTACCCGTGGTAGACTGGATTTCGGTTATTGTCAAACCCCATTATAGCACGTCGTGCTGTGGTGGGGTTTTCCTTTTACGCCATCCACGCATTCCCGGCATTCCTCCCACACGCTTTCCACCACACATGCCTCCAGAACGCACGTAAAGGACCCTCCAACCGATTTTCTAGCCAAACCCGATAACTCGTTAGGGCCAACCCATGACAGCCCGTCAAAAAGGCCTTCACGCAAGAAAGCGACGTTCCAGCCCAAACAAGCACCGAAAAGCATCGAGAACACCAAGCCGTGAGAGACCACCCAAGCCAAGCACGGACCAACTCTCCTCCATGCTCCCCTACAGGTCGGGTATCGGGACCAAGGCCCGAAGGGCAACACCGAGGTGAAGCCCGTATCCTCCTCCTTGCCCAGAGCCATGGAAGAAGCCTCGAAGACATCAGGTCAGACTACATGGCTCCATGTCACGCTCACCGAAGACATCAAGGCTAGGTTCTCATCGCTCTCGGCTCCCAATCCCCTTGGGTTGGGATTGGCTTCCCTTCGGACACGCACGCGGCCCCCCGCGGGAGCCGCCTTATTTATATTATCCCTAGAGTATCTAACTCTATATTATCCCTCTATAGTATGGTGCCTGATTTTGCGGCTATGCCAACACTGATTTTGCGGCTATGCCAACACCGATTTTGCGGCCATGCGCCATGAATGTGCGGCCACCACCCTGATTGTGCGGCCGTCACTTATTGCGTCTGGGTTGACTGAACAAAAAGGCCCCGGCCAGTCCGGGAATCTCTTCCCAAGACCAACCGGGACCATGCCCGTTCCTAGACCGTCACGTCTCCTTGATGCTCATACCATACCGTCGCGCGAACAGCTTGCTCTTGAGCCTATACACGTCAGTTCTCATGCCTTTCACATCCTCGACGACCTCCTTGCCGTCCTCCACGTAGACGAAGTCGGCCACGTAGTAAACAGGTCGATAATGCCTGCCGTCCACGTCGAAGGCCGGTACGAGCTCATAACGCACCTGCCGGCGCAGATCCTCGATGCTTCCGTTCTCCTCCATGCCCTTCAGGACGAGATACCTGTCGGCCTCCATACGCGAGTCGAAGGCAATGCCGTCGACGACGGTTTTCTTCGCGTGATATTTGCTCGCTCCATGCCACATGGTTTACCTTCCGGTGCTTCCGAAGCCGTTGTCGCCACGCTCCGTCGCGTTGAACGCGGAGACCTGCTCCAACGGTTCGCGGACCACCGGGATCATGACCAGCTGGGTGACCTTGTCCCCCGCCTCGAACTCATAGTCCTCGGCCCCATGGTTGTAAAGCTTCACCACGATGCTTCCCGTGTACCCCTCGTCGATGAGCCCGGTGCTAGTGATGCCGTGCCTGACGTTGAGACCGCTCTTGCTGACGAGCAGTCCGGCACACCCGTGAGGCAATGCCACATGCACTCCTGTGTCCACGGCGACGCTTCCGTAGGCCGGTACGGTCACGGCCTTCGGCGTGCGCAGGTCCAGTCCGGCATCGGTCCCGTGGCCTCGTGACGGCATGTGCGCTCCGTTGTCCAACATGACTTCCATGGTGTTTTCTCCTTTGTGATATGATTGTCGATGTCGGTAAGTTTTTTGGTTTCCCTTCCCGACTGCCTTTCATTGGATAAAATAATACCCACCCAGGTGAATGCCCGGGTGGGTATTATTTTTTTGGTGTTCGCGTCAGCGCTTGCTGTAGCCGCCGCTCAGCATCTTGACGAGCCAGTAGAAGAAGTAGATTCCGCTCGTGCAGATGGAATAGATGAGGACCTTGAGGAATCCGGGGGCCTTCTTCTTGCCGCTGTCGTCCGACTGGGCCGGCGTTACGTTGTTGATGATGATCGGCTGCGGTGCGCACTGCGGCTGGGTCGGCTGGGTTTCCGTCTGGTTGATGTTCTGTTCGGTCATTTTGATTCCTTTCAATGTTGGTAGGTCGTTGTGCCCTGCGTTGTTTGATATACACACAATATCATGTCCTTTTTTACGACACGCCGAACCGACGACGATCCACCGCGCACATCGGTTGCAACCAAAAAAAACGACGCTATACTGACTCCTGTACCTCATTGCGTACCTCTCTCTCAAGTGAGTGCCCAACCGGTTTCCGCACCTCTTTCCGGTTGGGCACTTTTTTATACCCCAAAACCACAATCCGCGCCACATACTCCAGCAATACACCAATGTGAGACAAGTTGTAGAAGCACTCAAACTGTTATATAATAAGACTTATGAACGCTAAAGATTACACAGCAACAGTCCCCGAATACGCCAAGCGCTGGAAGCTCAACATCCAGACCGTCCGCCGCTTCATCCGCGAAGGACGACTCCACGCAGTCAAGGTCGGCCGATGCTACTTCCTCAACCCCGACGTAATCCCGGGCGAAGGCACCCCCACCGCCAACGAATAAACCACACCCAACACACACAAAGGAGCCACCCAACGAACACCGAAATCCAAACATTCGACTTCAACGCCGCAACACTGCGCATCATGACCGACAAAAACGGAGAACCATGGTTCTCAGGACAAGATGTGTGCAATATCCTCAACACCGGCACCAATCATCTACGCGAATACCTCAACGAAGACGAAATCACCAATATCCGCACTACGGACATTGGTCAGAACGGCGGTAAAGCGCCTGTCTTCATCAGCGAGCCGGGCTTGTACAAGCTCATCATGCGCTCTCGCAAGCCGGAAGCCAAGGAATTTCAACGTTGGGTCACCCACGAAGTGCTGCCAACCATCCGCAAGCATGGCATCTACGCCACCAAAACCACCATCGACCAAATCCTCGCCGACCCGGACTTCGGCATCAGACTGCTCACCGACCTGAAAGAGGAACGAGCCAGACGAATCGAAGCCGAAAACCACATCAAGGAACTGGAACCAAAAGCGAAAGCATTGGATAACTTCACCAACATGCCCGACACTCTACTCGTCAGGGACGCAGCGAAACTCCTATCCAACGCAGGCACCCCAATCGGCGAAAAGGAACTACGCGAATGGCTCAGCCAACACGATTGGACGTACCGGCACGCCGGCACATGGTGGGCAGCCTCGGAGCGCGTGAAAGCCGGACATCTGGTCATGGTAGCGTCAAGATCGCACGGACGGCATAAGGACGGCAGCATCTACGCTTTCGCCCCGACCGTCAAGATCACCCGCAAAGGCTTGGCACTCCTCCACAGACGACTGGGAGAAACCAACCTGGCAAACGTCATCGAAACAGCCAATGACTAACCAACAAGAAAAGGACACAAACCCATGAACGATCCACACATCATCCTCCCCTCCGCCCGCCTCGTAGCCGACCCGGAACAGAAACAATCCAAGAACGGCACCCCATACCTCCTCATCCGCGTAGCCGCCAACGGCAGTCACAAGGACAAGCAAACCCAACAGTGGGTCGACCACGACACCATGTTCGCCACGATCTTCGAATACGACCAGCGCCTCGCCTCCACCTACATCCAAACTCTCCACAAAGGCACTCCGGTACGCGTCGAAGGCGACCTGACATGGTCCACAGGAACCGACCGCAACGGCCAGCCTCGCACCAACTTCACCATCAACTACGCGAACATCAGCATGATCCTGAAGAGAGCCAAGACACAGCAGTCCACCCCACAGCAGCCCACCCCGCAACAGCAGACCGCCAACTGGGGCAACACCAACCAGTCCGACCCATACGCGCAGTTCCCCGCCGTCGACGAATGGTAAAATAGAAAGAACGACATGAACAAGCAACATAACCCAATCAGCTACAAAGTAGGAAGAACCCTCGCCTACCTCCTCATCGCCCTCGCGGCCATCCTCCTCATAACAGGCAGCGTCGCGCTACTGAAACTCCTCATCGGCTTCATTCTCGCCTGACCACAGCCCCCACCGCCAATATGGGGGCTTTTCCATGCCTGCTAAAATAGGCAGTATGACAGAAGTAGTAAGAGACCACCGCGGCCGAATCATCAGCGGAGTCTGCAACCCCACAGGCAAAGGCGGATTCCAAGAACGCCCACAAGACCGAGGCTCCTGGACCAAAGACACCAGCCCAACCCGCTGGATACGTGAATTCAGCAAGCTCACCATATCGGAAATCAACGAAAAAGCAAAAGACACGACCCTGACAATGGTGCAACGGATCGCCATCAAACACGTCCTCAACGCATACAAGGACCCACACATCACAACCGACTACATCGACCGACTCGACGGCAAGGCCCGCCAATCCACCGACGTAAACGTCACCGGATACGAGCCGCCGAACATCACCCTCGAAGTATTCGACGACAACCCCGAAAACACCAAAGACAGCCAGTAAACGCACATAGACTGGACCCATGCAGATAGCAAGACCATACCGCGACCTATGGTGGTGGCTCCACACGGAGACACCACCATATCGTTACTACTGTTATTCAGGCGGCCGAGCCTCAGGCAAAAGCACCGCAGTCGCACAAAGCCTCATCCTCCGAGCCTCCGTACAACCAATCACCGTCCTCTGCGCCAGAGAATTCCAAAACTCCATCACCGACTCCGTCTACAAGCTCCTCACCGGCACCATCGAAAAATTCGGATTGCAGGGCTTCGAAATCAGACGAGACGGCATCGGCCACATCAACGGCAGCAGTTTCATCTTCCGCGGCCTTCACGACAACCTCCAATCCATCAAAAGCATCGAAGGCGTCGACGTCTGCTGGGTCGAAGAAGCGCAGACCGTCAGCAAGACAAGCCTGACCACACTCATTCCAACCATCCGCAAAACCAATTCCACGATGATCTTCACTTGGAACCCGCTCACCAGCCATGATCCGATCTGGGCATATTTCGTTTCAACGGACTCCGAGGAACGACTACGCCAGACATGCCACTGGCACACCACCTTCAACGACGTGCGCCGGCTCCTCAGCCAAGACGTCCTCGACATGGTAGAAGCCGACAAGCAGACCGCCGACTACGGGCACGTCTGGCTCGGCCTCCCCTACGCCGACACCGACAACCAGCTCATCAGCGACACCATGATCAACGAAGCCATCCAACGCGCGGCAACCGACGGCCCTGTCACCTTCGGCGTCGACGTCGCACGATACGGTAACGACCGCACCGCCCTCACCATCAAAAAAGGCAACCGGATCGAAACACTCGAATCATGGACACACGCAAGCATCGTCGACACAGTCGAACGAATCAGACTCCGCGCATCCCAACACCAGCCGATCGACATCCGCGTCGACGACACAGGCGTCGGCGGAGGAGTCACCGACCTACTCAAAACATACGGGCTGCCAGTTACCGGCATCAACTACGCCAGCAAAGCCAAAAGCCAGCAATACCCCAACATCGCGTCCGAACTATGGTTCGACTTCGCCACCATACTCCCCCAACTCAGCATCAACCCACAATTAGCTGACCTCCCCAAACTCACCACCGAACTCACCACACGCAAATGGCACATAACCAGCCGTAACCAACGGCAAATAGAAAGCAAACAAGACTACAAAGACACCATGAACCTCGGAAGCCCAGACCTCGCCGACAGCCTGCTACTCGCCTGCTACGAGCCACCGAAACTCCCCTCATGGGATGTCGCAGTATGCTAACCAACATCCACTGCGATAAACTATGAAGCATACAACATACCACTACAAAACGAGGTAAAATGACCCTTCTCAACAACATTCGTGCGGGCTTCACAAGCGCCTTCGGCCGTACCAACGCCCCACACACCGAACCCACCCCAGCAGGCGGCAACACATGGCAGCCAATGGGCGGCAACACCATCCCCATGCACGACACGTACGACAACATCTTCCCCTACGTCAACGCCATTGCACAACGCTTCAGCACAGTAATCCCCTACGCCGTCACCACAGACGGCAGGAAAATCAACCCCGCCCCCACCGCATTAAACGCACTATACGCACCAAACGACACCTACAGCTGTCTCGAATTCCTCAAACTCATCGCCTCCGGCATCCTCACCCAATCCCACGTCGACATCCTCGTCTGGACCACGGAAGGCCCCGGCGGTAACATCACCCCAGACAACATCGCCGGCTACACCATCCTCCCCACAAACAGCCGCGTATACAACGACAGCCGCAGCGACTGGTACCACCGCGTAACCATGGACCTCGGCAACGGCCCCCACCCATACGAATTCACCCGCGACGAAACCATCGCATTAAGCTACAGCCGTCACCCCAACGACCCAACCCGAGGCATCAGCCCCGCCATGACCATCAAAAAATGGGCCAACGTCGACGACATGATCGCAGACTACGAACGCGGCTTCTTCGGCAACAACGCCGTCCCCGCAGGCATGCTCGGCATCGTCTCAGAAAACGCCGAAGACTTCCAACGCAACCGCGCACGCCTCGAAGAAACCTTCCGCGGAGCCGGCAACAACAACGGCATCGTCTACAACATGGTCCCAGTCGACCCAATGACCCACAAGCCAAGCCAAACCAGCAAACTCGTCTGGGTCCCATTCCAGAACTCCAACGACACACTCGACCTGCAAACCGTATCCAACGTCGTCAACAACCGCCTAGCCAACGCGCTCGCCGTCCCCGACATCATCCGAGGCATCGACAACGGCCAAACCTACGCCAACGCCGAAATGGCCGAACGCGCCTTCATCGAAAACACCCTCAGACCCCTCTGCATGACAGTATGGGACAAATGGCAGTTCGAACTCGACCGCATCACCGGCGGCCTCGGCTACGGCATCACCTTCACCCTCGACCTCCCCGCCCAAACCGAAGTCGAGAAAGCACAAGCGGAAACCCAACAGATCCGCGTCAGCAGCCTCATCCAACTCGTCAACATGGGAGCTACGGTCGAAAGCGCAGTCGAAGCACTAGGCCTCCCCGAACCCTACAAGCGACTCCACCTCCACCAGACCGACACACCACAACTCCCCCACCTCCCCTCAAAGAGAAACACCACGAAAGCCACCAAAAAAACAGACGACATGACAACCGAAAGCCAAATACTGCCAGCAACCCGCACATACGTCGACAGAGTCATCCGCCTCACCCGACGCTCCCAAAACGGACTGAAAGACAACCTCGAAACAATCAGCCGCCAATGGGCCAACGACGTAGAAGACACCCTCATCACCCACCTCACGGAATACGCCCGCAACACCGGCATAAAACTCGAACAGATCCTCACCGCATGGGCCGAACTCCACCCGGAAACCCCCATCGCCATCGACATCCAGTCCTACACGACCACCGACTGGCAGAAACTCTACGACTGGACAACCCTGCCCGACAACATCAAAACAGCCTACGAAACCCACCTCCAGGAAATAGCCGACACGACATCCAAGACCATCACCAGCAAAACCCTGGAACTCCTGAACCAAGCCGACATGGAACAATGGACCGCACACCGACTAAACGACGAACTAGCCAGAATGGGTAACGACCACGCCGAACTAATAGCAAGATGCGAAACCGTCCAATCCCAAAGACTCGGAAGCCTATACAGCGCCCGTAACCTCAGCGAAACATTAGGCGTCAGACTCCAGAAAGTATGGCGTACCACCGGAGACGGCAACACGTGCGACTTCTGCCGGCACATGGAAGGCACGACCATACCCCTCGACTCCGCCTACATGGCAAAGGACGCGGTCGTCAACATCGGCGACCGCACCTACACCAACAGCTTCGAAACCATGAGCACGCCGAACGGCCATCCACGATGCCGCTGCTACGAAGACTACGAAGTCGTGGAAGACTAACCAGCCACATCAATTACCGTGGTATCATTGTGCTCGTCAGTACATCAACCACTGGTGCCACTGATGAGCACCACTGCCCCAATCCGGAAGGATGATATGAAGATTCGCAAGAGTCTCACACACGGCGGTGCCGCTGAAACCGAAGGCCATACGCTCACATTCCTCGCCAACAGCGGCAAGAAAATGAGCAACGGCCTCACCGTGGATCTAGCCACACTCAAAGCGCCACTCATCGACGGCACATTGAAACTAGTGGACGAGCTCACGGAATCAGACCAACTCACACTCCCCCTTCTCATTGACCACGAGCCCAGCATCGAAGCACAAGCAGGCACCATCACCCGCCTATGGACCACCGACGCCGGACTCATGGCCGAAGCGAAGCTCAGCGAAGTCGACAACGGCGAACGCGTCCGCCGACTCGCCGCAGACGGATGTCTAACCAACAGTTTCAGCATCACCGTCGAATTCCCCGAACGGCCCGGCAAGGACGGCATCATCCACGATAGCGAACTGGTCGAAATCAGCGTCGTTTACCGTGGAGCCGACCCGAAAGCAGCCTTCACATCAATCAACCAAAGAAATGGAGATAACATGAACCCGAACCTCATGAACAAGGTGGCACGCACCGTAGCCGAATTCAAACTCACCCCGGACGAAGCCACCTCGCTGACCTCGTCCATCACCGACATCATGCAGGACGCCGTCGAAGACATCACTGAAGCAGTCAACAGCCAGACTGATGCCAACGAAACGTCAGCGACCACCGCCCCGGAAGAACCGGTACAGTCCGCTAACAAGCGTCCGCTCGTCATCATCAACAAGAACAACCGTACGGCCAAGCAGTCCGGCATTGCTTCCTTCTCCCACTCCCGTGAAACGTGGCTCGACTCGCCGGACGCAATGGCAGCGTTCGAACGCGCCTTCATCGACAACGACAACAAGGGCGTGGAAGCATTCCGCAAGGAGTGGGCCGACACCGTGTCCCGCAACATGGCCGACACCGCCTCCTTCGGCGTAAGCGAGACCGACGTGGACAAGTTCATCCCGACCGAAGCCATCACCACCATCTCCGACGCATTGAACACTCGCGGTTCCGGCCTGTGGAACCTACTCCGCAAGACCGGCATGGACCGTCTCACCATCGGAGGCAACGTTCTCGGTCTGTCCGAAGGAACCCGCGCCCACGGCTATCCGGTCGCCTCTTACGGCACCAAGAAGAAGGAGCAGACCCCGTCCTTCGTGAAGCGTGAGCTGACCGCCGACTACACGTACAAGTACATCACCTTGAACAAGGGTGACATCCGTCGTACGCAGAAGCCTGGCGCACTGCTCCGCTACATCCTCTCCGAACTGCCGAACTACATCATCCAGACCATCGAACGTCAGATCGTGCTCGGCGGCTACGAGGACATGGCACACTTCCGTTCCGTCACCACCGACGCGGCAGACAAGTCCTCCGAATGGGCCGGCAACAAGTTCGCCCTCTCCTACACCCTGACCGAAGATGCGCCGCTCATGGGCTTCGTGAAGGCTTCCCACATGGTCCGCGCACAGGGCAACAAGGTCCTCGTCTGCAATGCGGACACGGTAGCCGACCTACTCATGAGCGCCAACGCGAACGGCAACACGTACATCGCCCTCGGCGGCGACGACACGCTCGCCCGCGCTCTCGGCGTTTCTCAGATCATCACCCCGGAATGGTGGACCGCGGAAGACGACAAGAATGTGGCCGGCGTGGTCATGAGCGCTTCCCACTACCCGCTCGTCGGCGACACTTCCGTCGAATCGTTCACGAACTTCGCCCTCCAGACCAACACCAACGAATACCTCCAGGAGATTTACGCTGGCGGTGGCTTGGATGCTGAGAAGTCCGCAGTGGTCATCAAGCCGAAGGCCTGATAATGAACGCTGAAATGTATTCTCGAATCGGCGGTAAAGCACTGCCGGCAGACAACTTGAACACGGTTAAGGTTATCAACTTCGTGGATGAGGAAGGCCAGCCGGTAGCCTTCGGCCAAGGAGCCCAGGGCCCCAAGGGTGATGCTGGTCCAGCTGGTCCCACTGGTCCTAAGGGTGAGACTGGTCCCGCTGGTCCAG